TTTGCCAATATGTCGGGTATTATAATATATTTGCCCTTTTCCGGATTATCCACGTTGCTTTCATTCCTACAAATACTATCTAACAAATCGGCTAATTTTAATAGATCTATCATATAAATACTCCTTTAAATAACGTTTTAGCCAAGGATTTATAATAGTTTTAACAAAAAGATTGCATATTTTATTGTAAGTGTAGCCAATACTAACATATTTAATTCTTTTCAATAAATGTACCGGCACGTTATAAATACGGGATATTTCAGCAATAGAAAATTTTTCTTTTTTCATATAAATATCACCATTGGGCTTTTTTTGAGGACCATATAGAATCAAGTCTCCTAATATTTAATATTCTTTGGTGATCCGGAATCTTAACTTTCAGTGTTGGATAAATAGCCTTAACATCAATAATCGTGAGATTATATTTTACAGGATATTTTTTCAATAACCGTTTCGGAAACCATCTTTCTTTAAAAGCCTCTTTCCAATCAGAAGGATATTTTATTTCCTGATATTTAGCAGATTCTTCCTCTGCCCAAACAAACGTCTTTATTCTCATACAAATTTCATCTATTAAAAAACTTTCATGTAAACTAAAATCAACAGTAGCGTCTATAAATTCTCTTGAAAGCCTCTCAATGGCAACAAACTTTAATTTTTCTAATTTTATATCAATTTCTTTTTTCATAGTTTTTCCATAATTTTTTTATCAGCCTAACAATAAATTTCCTTTTTTTTTCATATTTTGTTTCCATATACGCATCCGCTTCTATTATCAGGCTGAAATTAATAAGTGTAATTGAAAAAAAAATCTCATAATTTGCAAAAAATGCATGTCCATAATCAGGGGCTCTTGTGGTTGCCACTCTATTTTTATAATATTTAACGCTAAAAAAGTCTATATCCTTCGGTTCTTTCCATAAATTTAATATTCTGATTTTCATATGAATATTACTCCTCCATTCAGTTAAATAAAGATGGCTCTCCCGGTCCCGATCTGTTTTTTCTGCATTCCACGTACATGGGCATTAATTAATGCCGCTATTGGGTCTATTTGTTCCTTACTTTTTTTCTTGCTCAGTATTAAATTTTGATTTCGATCCACCTGTTCAGCAATAGCATTACCCACCGCCCATGATAATACTGGATTCCCGTCATGAATAACCCGCCCCAAATAGACCATGTCCCGAAAATCCTTTGTGGGCTCAGAGAGAGTCTTTATACCCTGGACTATCTCTATCACCGTATACCCGGCATCCATAAAATCATTTCCTATTTGCAAAAACCCCCAGGGGTCGCCGCATATTTCCTCAATGTACCATCCATTTTCCTTTGCAGTATTAATTACGTAATCACGCACCAGCCTGTAGTCAACAACAGGACCAGGTGTCGCTGTAATCCAGCCCTCACCAACCCATCTATCATACGGTACCCGGTCAGTTATCATTTTTTGCTGTAAAGTGTCTTCCGGAATAAAGGAATGAGAGAAAACATAATATTTATCATCAAGGGGAAATTCAAATCCAACACTCGTTAAGGCAATTTTTGCCGACAAATCAAGGCCTACATAGCACACTTTGCCCCGTAGATCAGGCAAAATACCCTTACAGACTGCCCATTTTCCCATGGCCATGTACCCAGACTCTCTCTGATTGACCCAAACGTTCATGCTTTTAGTTAAAAAATCCCGCATCTTCTCAGGTTTATCAAGTGCAACCTGCAGTTCTGCTCGGATAGAGGCCATGCCCTCAGCGGTTTTAGTGTTGATAGGGTTACTCTTAACCCAGATCGACTCATCTTTTATATCATCTATGAGCTCCCCCTGCTCATCATGATCGAGCTCACAGACCAAAGCAAAATACTGCTCATTCTCAATTGGGTTATTCGGATCGAGAATTTTTGCAATATAAACGTACTCCGCAGTATAACAAGGATTATTTAAATCAAAGCCGGCAGTTGTAATAATAATTAATAGTGGTTGTACTCGTGTTTTCATTCCGCTTGTCAAAACATTAAGATATTCATCTGTCTCATGCGCATGATATTCATCAATAATGCCACACTGAGGATTGCTCCCGTCGCCTTTTTTCTTGTCCTCTTCACTCATCCTGGCAAATGTGGAATCACTTTTTAAATGCCGGATAATACCGTACACCGTTTTAAATCTATCACAAATTGGTGGGTTCAGCTTTTTACAGCGGCGAATAATTAAGTCTGCCTCTTCCCACACGTATTTTGTCTGCTCCTTTTTGCATGCCGCTACAAGAATCTCAGCACATGACTCTTCCATCGCGGACATCTCATAAGTGCCCAGGATAGCCAGATCCTGCGACTTCGCATTTTTGCGAGCCACTTGATAATAGACATATCGGAAGCGGCGGTAACCAGTAGTTTTAGATACCCAGCCATATATCTGACCGAATATAAATTTCTCAATTGGTTCTGGAATTTTTTTCTGACCGGCAAGTGGCCCTTTTGAATGGTCGAACATCTCCATCCAAAGGAAAAATCTTTCAGCTTTAGCTTCATCAAACCTGTACGGATATTCAGGTGTTTTTGATTTCTCCAAATCATCCTCAAATCTTTGGCAAGCCCATTTATGCTTTTGGCAGGCAAGAATTTCGCCCACCCGGACATCGTTACAGTATTTTTTAATTTCTTTGAGGATCATATTTTTTTTCAATCTTAATAAATGTTCTTGTAATGCTGAGAGTCATTTTAAATTTCTCCGAATTGTTGTTCATATGGATCATTCGCCTCTTTTTTTATTGTTTTTTTCTTCCGTATATTTTTTAATTTTGCCAGGGGATTCAAAAATAATCTGTCTTCCATTTTAATTAACATGTCCATTTTTTTATTTATAGCATTTTCAAGCCCGAATTCCCCCATTTTATTAAATGTGGATACTACATCAACCCCCTTTTGCTCGGCAACTTTCTCTATTTCTGCCCGTACATCCTGTAATTTGACATACTCAGCATAGGTCAGACAGTACCTCTCAAGCAATGTTGTGTCGGAAGTGGAGACAAATTGTACTTCTACAAATAATTCTATAATCTCCTTCCATTTTTTCTTTGCAATCTTATTCTTTCTTATTATTTTTGGCATCTTAAAATCTTGAGTGCCTAACTGTACTTCTGACTCCTGCCTGTCTTTTATTTCGGCTTTAGTTAATCGATTAGGATTGCCCTCAAGAATATGTAGCTCAACTGGCTTTGCGTGTCTGCCTGGCATATTGTTCCTATTAAGAGATAATTAATTTAATGCATTGTCTTAATAAATAATATACTATAAATTACAAAATATCAAGCATGCTGGTGCCGGTTCCTCTCTTTTTTTAGTTGTGTAAACTGAGGATTAACATCCCAGTATTAAAAGAAAATTAATCAACAGTCCACTAATCAACAGTCCACTAATTATAATATAACTAATAATGCTATTTTTCAATCATTATTATGAACTTCTACCTCTTTCAGGGGAATCTATATTCTCAAGAACACTGTCAATCTCTTCATCTACTTCAATCTTGATCAACCCTTTCTTTTGTTTCTTAGGTAAGTTACCATGCCCACACATACGACGTACAATATCAGCGTATAACTTAATACCTATATTTATCGATTCAGCTCCTAATGATACTATTTCCAATGCCTCAAGAAAATTAGCGGGATCATTCTCTCTGACTGTATTCCATTCGTCCCTGGATACTGCAGGACAGAAGACACAACTGAGGCGGGACTTGTACTTATAGCATGGATGAGGTTCCCAGCCCATCTCCTCAATCAATGCAAAAACTTCAGCTTCCTTCATATTCATGATGGGCCTGGCCATTCTATTACCAAGACTATCGATAAAGCCAACTGATGATACCGCTCTGCGTTCTGATTCCTCAGCTCTCCACCCCTGGCATATAATGAGGTCATCACCGTACTCTGCTTTTAATTCCCGGAATACTTTTTTCATTGGCAACACTTTAAACACACCAGTACACCATCTCTTATGGGGAAGAGGGAAACCGCATCTTTTAAAGTTCTCTTCCCTATTCTCAATCCACTTCTCATTAGAGGCTACCTTTAATTTAAGACCGTTGTTTTTACAGAAATCTCTTACAAAATCATCCAAATCTCTATAATCCATGGGTGTTTTACACCATAATACCGTCATATTCTCCTTTTTTACACCATTTTTTAACAGGTCTCCAACAGTGGCCATTGAGTCTTTCCCTCCCGAGAACTGGACGTATATGTTATTCTTACTCTTAATCCAATCATACGGGGACAATTCTGCTTCATCAGCGGGTAAAACTCCTTCGTTCTTCGGTTTCTTAGTAAATTCCGTTTTACCCTTCTTAACTAATGACTCGAATTCCCATTTATCGAAACCCCAATCTATAAGGTCATCTCTATCGAATGAACTAAGGATACCCCAATCCCATTCTCCCCCTCCTTTATTTGCTACTATACAGGCCTTCTCACACTGTTCGGGTGTCCAATCAACCTTTCGATAACTGTACCGCTCTCCATTCCATAAGATGAAACCTTCTGCAATGGTACCGGTAGCGGTCGGCTTATCATACTCTTTCGTAATTTCAATCTCACAATTATTAATATCGAATATACCGCTTCTCTGATTACCCCCGATTATCTCATCGGTATTCTTATCATGTACTATACCCGATAGGTCACCTAACTCAACAAGGTCTCTTTTTAACGCTTCAATCTGAGCAGGGGAAATCTTACGGGGGTTGTTGTGGTAATTTTTCATGTTACTCCAATTTTTAAATGACGATCCCGGCTTACTACCGGGAAAATATGATATGAAAAAACGGGATCAACTAACCCGCTCTTTCGGTTCATAGAAATAGTTACTTCGCCTTCTTCGCCTTCTTATCCTCATCTTCAAACCGGCATCTCATCATATCAACATTTTTAATAAACCGGGGAGCTAATCCAGCTTTAACAGCTATTTGTGCATCGGACCACTTTTTCTTCTTGCCCTCAGCTAATATCTCTCTGCTTATTTTAGCCATACCCACTCCTTTCCGTTAAAGTTTAACTTCATTTTCATTTCGGATATCATATAAATACCATTCGTTTTAATTCTATTTGCATTACAAAACAATATTTCATCGATATTGGATAAGTATACCCGCGATTGCCGATTATATGTATTCCATATATAATTAACAAGGTGTCGAGCTCGAGAGGGGGTTCTGGATAACCATATACCGCCGAAATCACCGGCACCTTCAACTAACCACGATTCTGGCAATTTATACCATTCTTTGACCGGATATTGAAGGATAAACGGATTACGTCTCAAACCGAGGCTACTATTATCCATAGTAGTTACCCGATAACCGACGTATTTACCGTCCTGTAATTGTGGTATTATTTTTTTCATACTCATTTATTACCTCAATATCATATAAGACACGTCGGCCTATTTTAACATAATTCGGACCACGATTAACTTTAGTAGTCCGCCAATACATTAATGCCGATTCGGGTATACCCCACCGCTCCGCTAATTCTTTCGTCGATAAAAATTTCTTATCCATATTATTATTATTCCTTTATTAGTATCCTTTCTTTTTACTAAAATTCTCTAACCGCTCTAAAGCTTCGGTCGGGTTTTTCGGGAAATTTTTAATTTTAAACATATCCCGGTTTAAGTTAATTACCCCCATCGAAGGGGGAAGACTTCTACTTCTCTTCACTTTTTTCATACCGTACCACCTTTCTTATATATAGTATACACTATTTTCGGCGAGTTGTCAATAGTTTTATTATCTTTATTTAGTTATTAATGTTTATAATAATAGTGTACATTAATGCGGTATATATTCCGGGGTATATATAGTAGAAAAAGTAGGGATTATCTTACTACTAATGGATCAAAAAGCTGTCCGATATGTGATCGTATATGTATTGGATCTTTAGCATAATTTCGTAATGATGGTTTTTACTGTTATTTCAAATCCTCTGTAGCTGATTGTTTTCATTATTTCTCTCCTTTTTATTTCTTAGAAATGTCTATTGCAAAAACATCAATAGTGTGTGTTCCGAAAAAGGCACGCTTAATACGTGTCTTTTTAAAACCTGTCCATTTTCTTATCAGAAACTTAGTAGTATACGCACAATAAATTTTAACGTTATTATATTTTCTGTCCTTCAGACGTTTTATCCAGTAAGGTTTAAACTCCCTAAATTCTAATTTTTTCTCGCCCGATTCGATCTGCTCAAAATATATCTGTTTTACGTGTAATACTAAATCACTACTAAGTTTCTTCATCTTAATTTCTGTTCTGTTCTATTGCGAGTTTTTCTTCGTATCTCTCAAGTAATGTTTTACTCGTCGTTTTACTCGTCTTAGCTAAAGCGAGTTTTTCTTCGTATCTCTCAAGTAATGTTTTCATACAGACTCCTGTTAAAGTTAATTTTAAACTATCATACTATCATACTATCATACTAATAATATAACACATTTTCTGTGTAAAGTCAATAGTTATTTTATATATTTTACTTATTAGTGAATTTCTAACAACTCAGAAATTCACTTATTTAAAGATTTATTGCCGTTTTTAGTATCATTTAGGCCATTTTTAAAGAAATGTGTAAATAAATGAAAATAACTATTGACTTTACACAGAAAATGTGTTATATTATTAGAGAAGATAAAAAACATTTTAACAAAACGAAAGGATTAAAAATGACTACATACAAAAACAGGCTACAAGGTGTAACGGTGACCGCAGTTGATGGATTATTAGAGTTACGTGCTCCCTATAACTCTAAATCAATATGCAAATATCATAAGCTCAGGGGCCGGTGGGACAAAGAAGAGAAGGTATGGCTATTCCCGGCTGGGGCACTCGACGGGCTACTCCGTTGGTATGGTGGTGAGGATGATTTTGTTATTGCTGCATAAGCAGCAACCGAGCCGGGACGGGTATTTCTTGGACCGTAGTCAATGCGGCATAATTGGCAAAATCTGGAGGTGTTATGATTAATGTATATGACGGTGGGACTATTGTGGCGAGAGTAAAGTATAACTCGCGCCTGGATCACTGGGATGGCCATAATTGGACATGCGGCGAAACTGGTGTGCACCTTGGTATAACTCAGCTGGAGGATGGGCGCTATGTACTCATCCATGGTTACCAATGGGCCGGTGATCCTAATGTAGGAGAGGTAGTCTCCATTGAGGAGGCGCTACAAGCAGTACTTGCCAATGATCCGTCTGAGCTCAAGAATTTTTCCGAATTAAAGGAACTCTCAGAAAAGTTGGTTAAAGAAAAAGAATAACCGCGCGGGGCCGGAATGCCCCGCAAACGGTAGAGTTCTCCAGGCGTAAGCTGGCGAGGGGGAAATGTCAAAATAAATAAAGGAGGTGATATAAATGAAAACACTGTATATTACAGATGCAACACACGAAAATCTCAAAAGAATCAAGGCTCTCATTGAGGAGAGCCAGGGCGGGCTCAAAACCACGTTTGTGGCAATTTTACATAAGCTGACAGAGAAAGAATTAAAGGAGAAAGAGGAGAATTAAGGTGAGAGAAAAAGAAACCAGATACTTAACCCCCGCGCAAGAAGAGAAAGTTGCAAAAAAAAATTCCCGCCTTGATGTTTGTTTCTATAAAGTAGAAAAAAGAGAAAACGATTTTAGAGTTACCTTCATTAATTATTCTAATAAATCCGGTTCGTATATAATATAATGATAAATGATCCTGCCCCGTTGGTAGCGGGGCAGGATTAGAAAAAATAATAATTACACTTTAAGGCCAAATAATATATTTTAGTAGAGAGTGTTCCCCACAGGCGTGGGGATGAACCGGAGATATATCTGTAAACCGGGCCGATTGGGCAGTGTTCCCCACAGGCGTGGGGATGAACCGGACGCGAGTAAAATAAATGAAAAGCCGGAAATGTGTTCCCCACAGTCGTGGTGGGGATGAACCTCGAATGAGGCCATCTGCTTAATTGCAGGCGGCCTTTTTTATTTTTATTTGCTTTTTTATTTTTTTTATTGTAATATATAGATAACAGGCAATTTTTGCCTGTCCGGTAAATTGTGGGGTAGCTCCCTGCAATGAATAAGAAAATTATAGGTCAGTATGTTGACATACCAACGTACTGGCCTTTTTTCTTTCCGGACTGAGGGAAAATTTGAAAATTTTAATATTTCTTAAACACATTTTTTTAGACTTTCTTTTTATTGCCGGTTTCACATCTATAATTTACGGTTCATGGCTAATATACCACCCTTTAGGCTTTATTATTGGTGGGATTTGTATTTGTTACATGACTTTACCTATAAAAAAAGGGTAAATAATGGGGTTTTTGACCAATTTTCTTACCGAAAAACGCTCGCTCCCCTTTGGATTAAAGGGTGAAAGCCCTTGGATGATAGCTGATTTAACCGCAAACCCTACTAAATCAGGCGCAATAGTAACCGAAAATACGTCATTATCGATAACAGCGATATGGTCATGTATCAAAATATTGGCCTGGACACAGGCAAGTTTGCCTTTAATCACATATAAAAGACTTGTTCCCCGGGGTAAAGAGAGGGCAACAGACCACCCAGTATATGATTTATTGCATTCGAGCCCAAACTCAGAGCAGACAGCTTTTGATTTCAGAAGTTTAATAAGCGTTCATCAAAATTTATGGGGCGCCGGGGCAGCAGAAATTGAATTTAGACAAGGAACACCAATAGCGTTATGGCCAATTCCTCCATGGCTGATACAGATAAGAAAGAGTAAATCATTAGGCGGCTTATTTTATGAAATTGATTTAGGCGCTGCTGGGAAAAAAGTAATACCAGATTATAGTATGTTAGTTTTTCCCAGTCTTATGTCGAATCAGTATGAGTGGAAATCTCCTATTCGGGTACACAGGGAGACTATTGGGATGGCGATGGCTCTCACAGAATTTGGAGCACTGACCTTT